GTGAAATATTTAAACATACGATTACATATATTAACATAAGGAGAATAATATGTCAGTTAGTACTCTACGCAAGTCCAATACTTTGGACAAACTTCTTGCACAAGTTCAATCAGAAAGTGCTCCCCAAGAAAAGAAATCCTATGTGGATGAAAGGTTGTGGAAACCAGAACTAGATAAATCTGGTACTGGTCAAGCAGTTATTCGTTTCTTGCCTGCACCAGATGGTGAAGAACTTCCTTGGGTAAAAGTGTTCAAACACGCTTTCCAAGGCCCTACTGGTAAATGGTATATTGAGAACTCACTTACCACTATCGGTAAACAAGACCCAATGAGTGAACACAATACTGCATTGTGGAACACTGGTCTTGAAAGTGATAAAGAACTTGCAAGAAAGCAAAAGAGAAAGTTGGAATACTACTCAAATATCTATGTGGTATCCGACCCAAAACACCCAGAAAATGAAGGGAAAGTGTTTCTATTTCGTTATGGTAAGAAAATCTTTGATAAGATTATGGCAGCGATGCAACCAGAGTTTGAAGATGAAACACCTATTAACCCATTTGATTTCTGGGAAGGTGCGAACTTCAAGTTGAAGATTCGCAAGGTTGATGGTTTCTGGAACTATGATAAGTCGGAGTTTGATAGTGTGACTGCACTTGCAGATAGTGACGAGAAACTTGATGGTATTTGGAAAACTCAGTATTCATTACAAGAGTTCCTTGCACCAACCAACTTCAAATCATATGATGAGTTGAAGAAAAGGTTAGATGATGTTCTCTCTGGAACTGTCACTGCATCTGCGGCTTCTATGATAGACGAAGATGTTGTGGAAACACCACAGTTCAAATCTGAACCTCAACCAACAATTCCAAGTGTTGAAGAAGATGATGATGATACCATGTCATACTTCCAAAAACTTGCGAATGAGTAGGGTGACTCCTCAATAAGTCCGTCTAAACCCAAGGTTAGGTTAGGGGGAAGGGAGAGTAGAAATACTCTCCCTTTTTTTTGTACCTAAGACTCATTCTTAATTCTGGTTCTTATAAATAGAGATAAGAGAGTGAGAGGTACTACTAATGATTGAAATCGTAGCAGCCGTGTCAGCGGCAACTGGAGCATTTAACACCATTAAAGCAGGATTTGCAGCCGGCCGAGAAGTTGAATCTATGGCAAGTGACTTATCACGCTGGATGGGTGCAGTTTCAGATATTAAAAAAGCAGACGAATATAATAAAAAACCGCCCTTATTTAAGAAGCTCTTTAATGCTGGTTCAGTAGAAGAAGAGGCTATGCAAATCTTCATGGCTAAGAAAAAAGCAGAAGATATGAGAAATGAACTGAAACAGATAATCTCATTTACAAGAGGCCCATCTGCTTGGGAAGAGCTCTTGCGTACAGAAGCCGATATTCGTAAGAAAAGGCAACAGGCGATTTATGACCAACAAGAAAGACGTAAACAAATCTTAGAATGGATTGCAATCGGTGTTTTAGTACTGGTTGTTGGTGGATTTGTATTTGGTCTACTCTGGTTATGGTTAAACAGAGGTTATTAACCCATGACAAAATTAATTGTTGTTTTGACAACAATACTATTTACAACTCCAGTATTTGCAGACATTTGGGGCAACTGTTACACTTGTAATTTACCTAAACCAAGTGAGAACTGGACTCAAAGACAAAAGATTGAACGAGGGTTGATACCAAATAAAAAGTATACGACTTGTAGACTCAAGAAGAGAGTAAAGTCAAAGTATACTGGTAGACAAGCTTGTATTTACGTTGGGGGTAATAAAACATACACACTAATGTATGAAGATAACTGTCCTAGTCAATATAAATGTGTATATAATCCAGGCAGTAAAGAACCAAATATTGATGATGTTATGGATAGTTTAAATAACGCAACTAAGTAAATTAACTCATTGTCATAGACGCACCAGACATAGACGCTGGGTCTGTTATATTTGTACTTGTGATTGTACTAGATTGTGATGTTGAACGATTATCAGTGTTATAATTATTTACGTTAATAGTCTCTGCACCACCTTGTTTTCTCATTTCAGATTCACGAATTAATCTTTCCATTTCATCTGCATTACCAGTATTTCTTGCCTGCATATATGCGTCTGCAAGACCAGCATCTGATATAGCCTGTAGACTCTCTTCAGATGCTTTTGGTAATAATCTTTCGCCTGTCTCTGGGTCAAGACCAGCAAACTCATAAACCTTATCTGGAATAACTTTTGATACTTGAGATTTAATCCATCCCATAACACCACCGTCTTCATTTTTAGGTGATGGAAGAATAGAACGTAGAATACCTTTTAATAATCCTTTAGCGGCTTCTGCAACATTTGCTACACCAGATATTAAATCTTCAACTACATTATTTTCACCAGTAAATACACCTACAATGTAATCAATCGCTTTGGATACTAAATTAAATGGTGCTTTTACGATATCCATGATAAGGTCTTTGAAACTAAATGATTCTAGACTTTTCTTTGCATCATCAAATCCTAAGAAACCTAAAATAAAACCCACACCCTTTTTCAATAGGTCAAGAGGTATACCAATTAGATTACCAATCAGTTTAGATAGACCACCACCTACACCATCAATAAATTTTGATACAATACTATCACCCTCTGACTCTTTGAAACCATCAATAAAACCAGTGATAAGGTCAAACGCAGACATTACAATAGTTACTGGTAAGAATAATCTACCAAGAACTCGACCAAATCCTTGTGCAAATGCCATGATTCTACCAATGACACCACCACTACCAGCCATTGCAGCCATTGATGTAGATGTAGATTTAATCATGCTGAATAAAGACTGAAGTGGTTTTACAGCAGCTTTAATACCATCCATCAGCAAATCACCAAACTTGAGTATGCCTTGAAAGAACTTACTATTAACAAAGAAAGTTTTTACGTTTCCTACCATTCTACCAAATGATTTAAATGGTTCAGTAATTTTTGATGCATCAGCTGCTATATCTATTGCTTTGGGTATTTTTTTAAGTTGACCACCAATTATATTTTTGTAACCCTTTACTGCGTCAGCAATAGATTCAAATGTTGCAAGAATAAAGTTGGGTGTTATTGCTTTTAATAATCCTTTTAAAGAAGTAGCAACTGTCTTAAAACCAGCGACACCTTTGGTTGCAACTAATTTTAGTGCGTTAAATTGTTTTGTCACTTCTGCAACAAATCCAGTGACAAATGATACAATTATACCACCAATTAGACCTATGGGTGCAAGTAGACCTTTACCAACATCTTCTGCTTTAATATTCTGAATGCCCTCTGCAAGACCATCAATACTACCAGCAATTCTTTCAAAAATATTTCTCTGTTCTGCAGCTTCCCTTTCTGCACGATTTTCTGCTTCAATTCTTTTAGAGGCTGCACTATCATCTTTATCCATTTTTGCTTGTTGGAGTGCAACCAAATCACCTTGTTCTTTTGCAAACCTATTAACACCCATAGTAAAATTGCCTTGTTCATCAACAAATCTATTAGCTGCAATATTAAATTCATCAACATTAATACCTAATAAATTTTCTGCACCAGATTTTAGTTGTTCACTGTATTGTGCTTGTGCATCAAGAACAGACTTTTGATATTTCATTTGAGAAAACTGTTCTTTAGTCAATCCAAGTCTTTGTCTAAGTAAGTTTTCTTCTCTTCTTGCTTTTAGAGCTGCAAATGTTTTGTTAAATATGGTTTGACCAACTGCACCTAAAGTAGAAACGCCTGGAATAGTTGCAAATGCACTAGTAAATGGGTCAAGAACACCTTTCTTCAAGTCACCACCGATTTGAGTTGCAATCTCCTTACCAGCAGATTGATTAAAATCTTTTAACTGTGCAGTTGCGTTCTCTAAGTTCTTAGACGCTTTTACTAGTTCCATATCAGCCATTTACTTACTTCTTTTTATCTACATATGCGTTTGCACCAAAATAAGCTGCAACTAATGCTGAGATTGCAACAAAGTATGTTGGTGCAATATCACCTATAATTTTTGCAGTATTTTCATATCCTAACATTGATGTAATTAAAATTCCTGCTGGATATAGTAACATACCCATTAATGCAAACCATGTCATTTTACGCATAGCATCTCTACGAGCATCAGCGTCTTCAAGTTCTTTTCTTTTAAATTCCAAATCCATCTCCATTTCTTCTTTTGAAATGTGACCATCACCATTAGTATCTCTCTTTGCGACCTCTGGGTCAACAGTTTTTACTGTTTCGGTCATTTATACTTCCTCTCTTGTTCTTTTAGTCTCTGGTTCTCTTCTTCTATGTAGTTTTTTAACATTCCAACATAGATTTCCCTTTCCCATGGCATCATATTATCTAGTTCAGTTAAACTCCACTTATAATGGTTACTCATACTAAAATTAGTCTTGTAATATGATGCAAGACTATCATGCGAAAGGCCTACCCTAAAAAACTTTGCATACCTTCCAGATGCACTTTATTAACATGACCAGTATTAGGATTTTTAACTTCTATAGTATGTCTTAGTTTAGGCATAGTATCAAAGAACCCTTGTACTTCCTCAAATTGTTCTGTAGTCATTTGTTCAACAAACTCTTGCAACTCTTGTTGATTCATCTCATCATAAACTTGATTTTCATCAAAAATATTTACTAGACAATCTTGAATTACACCAAATGTGGTATCAACAGCACTCACACCATCTTGACCATATTTTGCAATATCTTTCAATGATGGGTATTTAAATGTCATACCAATCTTATCTGTTATCATAATCTCTTTTTTGTGATTAGGTAACTCAGAGACTTTAATTTCTCCTAAGTCAATTTTCACTGGAACTTTTGTTACATTATCATCTTGACATAACATTTCCAATTCAATTTCACTACCAACAGACACAGCTCTTAGTTGCAGAAACATATACTCAATATCAAAGGTAGGCATTTTTTCTACCTCTTTTATGTTTTCACAACAAGACTCAATAAGGTCACACATAGCATTAGCCATCATATTTGGGTCTTTCGACTCTTGTGCAATCATCAATATCTTTTGTTCTTTTACTAAGAACGGTCTAAATTTCACGGTTTCACCAGTTGATGGAACTTTCATTTCATAACTTGGTGCATTAAGTTTAGGCAACGCCATAATTTATTCTCCTATCTAATAATTAAAATCCACCGAATCTTCCAGTTAATTTACTAATCACTGGAGGCAACCTAGTTTGTACATTTTTAAGAATTGAATTTTTCAATATGTCTTGTAACGTACTTTCAAGAGCTGCCTTTTTAGGTTCAGTTGCAATATTTCTCCAATATCTATATGCAAACTCAACCGATACCTTGTTAATGGTATTACTACTCCCATGACCATATGCAATTGCAGCTACGGTCTTAGGAAATACTTCTTCTAACTTACATCCATAAGTTCTTTCGTCTTGTTCGTTTAGTTGATAAATTTCAACTGAACCAACATACTCTTTATAATAATTAATATTGTATGTATCTGGATTATATGTAATCTTTTGCCAGTCCTCAAAGAAATATCTTTCTGCAAGGTCAGAACCACAATAGAAAGTTGCTTCTACTGGTGCAAATGTTTGACCTTGTACAATTTCATGAGGAGGCCCATATATGTTACCATTCATCTGTGTTCGTAAATTTCTGCCTGGGATAGATATAGAATCACAACGAAATGAAATACGTCTTGCAGCTTCACCATGTAAATTTGCTAAAACATTAGCAGACATTGCAGTTTCACCAGCATCTTGAAACGAACCATTTGTTACACCAGATGGTAATAGAATAACTACTTCATAACGATTTGCTTTTGCATATCCATCCCTAGATGCGTTATGTTGTAAGAACGCATTTAGTCCACCAAAGACTGCACCACCAAGAACATTTGAAAAGTTAAATCTTGCCATTAAATCATCTTCCTTGAGTCACCCCAAATTTTGTTTTCACCAGCTTTCTTAAATCGTTGTACTGGTAACATAATTGCAGTAAGATTATCTTCACTATCAATCTTTCTAAACATAGACCTTGCATATCCAAACAAATATCTTTTTATAGTTGGTTTTGTTAATCTACTATTTTCTACTGCACCTACGTCTAATTTATCTTGTCCAGCTGCATCCAAAAGTCTTGCTCTCAACGCATACGGTAGATAATGAAAGTTCAATCCATAGAACCCACCCTCTGCTGACTTCAAGTACATCACCAATGGAAATGTATCATAATATGGTAACTTCTTTGCAAACTTTGGTGCATAGACAAACATATTTAGGTGTTTGGGGTGAGGTGTTTTGTTTAGTTTACCAGAACGTAATAACTCTGGAACAGAAGGTGTTCCAAGTTCTTTAATACGGTTACGATACCAAGTATATGGTTCGTTACCAGTTTTAATCTGTGCTGAGATTTTATCAAAATAAGTTTCTTCTGCCATCAATACCATCCCATAGCCATTTTAGTTTCTTCAGGCACCATGTCCATACTAAATGGTGGTGAAAATGTGCAGTTTGCAATAGATTCTTTTATACCGTCTACCATTCCTGCTTTCTGTATATCTTGATTTATTTCATCTGCCATTGGACAAAATGCACTTGTAAGTGTGTGTGTTATTTTCACTACGGTGTTATCTTCTAATATTTCTATATCATATATTAACCCTAGATGTATAACAGAAATACTAGGCATTTCTGGGTCATAAACTTGTTCTAAGTTTTTTACCACAGCTGACATAATTCTGTTTCTTTCTTCATTCATCTGTTTTACACCTACAATCTTGACCACCACAACTTCCTTTAAGTGGTTTATGCATGAGTAGTCCTACTGACATTACTGCAACAAATAGAATAGTTATTGTTAATGTAATTGCAAATTCTAACATATGTATATTTATATACCTAACTCATCTTCTGTGATAATGATAAACTCCATATTTCTATCTTTACAATACTCTATTGCATTTTTCCACTTTGCATCATTGATTGCATATGTACGCACCTCATTTATATAATTTTTGGTTTTGCGTTTGGGAGTTCTGGGAGGTCTGGTCTGTGCTTTAGGTTTAACCTCTACCACCCACTTTTTTAGTGTGCCTTGTTTGGTTCTTACTTTGACATAGAAGTCTGGAAAATATCTATGTATCTTACCATCTAATGGTGAACGGTAAGGTATAAAGAACTCTTCAGAGCCCCATTCAATTATCTTTTCATTACGGTCACAATACACCATGAACTTTCTTTCCCACAAACTTCTATAAATAATATTAGAGGGGTCACCTTTATACTTTTTTGGATATGTTGGTATATATCTTCCACGGTATGCCATGATTATTCACCTAAATAGTATGTAACTAAGGATATTTATAAAGATGGTTAGAGGTTTCTTAAACGAGATAAAAAACACTGCAATTAATCGTGCAACTAATAAACTTAACAATATGATTTCTGATGCGTTAGGTGGTGGACGTACAACTAACCCAGGCGGTAGAGGTGTTGTTGACAGAAGTCAATATGCAACACTAAAACCGTTTAAAGGTAAACATATTGCTTATCCAGAGGACTTGGGTTCTAATGAACAAGGACACTATGTTGTATTTCATATTAATGAACAAGAAAATGCAAATGTAAAATTTAGTCAAGGTAGAAATTTAAAGAAAGCATCTAAGTATAGTGGTAATGAATTTGACGATTTTCATCAACCAGAAAAAACAAGCATTAGTGTACCAAAAGCTGCAACTAAAAGACTGGAAGCTTCTATTGCAATGTATATGCCTGCAACTGTAGGTGTTCAACAAGCATCAACATATGGTGAGGTAGAAATGGGTGCGTTTGCAACCATGGCTGCAAACCTTTATAAAAAAAGTGGAGATGAGGGTGTATTTAATAAAGCATTTGGAAAGGCAGTATTAGAAGAAGCAGGAAGAGCTGCATCTGATACTGCTGAGACAGCATTAAAAGCAGCTGCAGATACACTCGCATCTGGAGCAAAAGGTGCAATTGAACTTGCATCTGGTAAGGTTACAAATAATAGACTTGAGATGGTATTCCAAGGTATTGGTAGACGGTCATTTAGTTATTCATTCAAAATGATGCCTAAATCAGAAGCAGAAGCAAATACAGTGGATGAAATAGTTAGAATGTTTAGATTTTATATGGCACCTAGTTTTGATGGTGACATTAGTAGTTCTAGAACTATGATTGTTCCTGCTACATTTGATATTACATATATGCATATGAATAAAGAGAATAGTTTTCTTAATAAAATATCAACTTGTGTTTTAGAAAGTGCAAATGTCACATATGGTGGTGAAAGGGTACAATTCTTTAGACCACATTCAGATGGTAGTGGAGCTCCACCAGTAGAAACAAGTATAGAGTTACAATTTAAAGAACTGGAACTTATTACCAGAGAAAAACTTGCGTTAGGATTCTAATATGACATATTTTGATATGTTTCCAAATATTTATTACAGTGCAAAAGGTGATGGTAAATATACTATCATGAAAGACATCATGTCTAGAGTAAAGTTGGTTGCTGGTGTAAAAGAAAACATTTTAGGGTTTGATTATTATGATGTGCAAGATGGTGAAACACCAGAGATGATTGCACACAAATATTACGGTGACATAAATTTACACTGGACTATTTTAGTTGCAAATGATATTGTTGATTATTATGAAGATTGGCCTATGAGTGTACAAAGATTTGAAGAGTTTGTAAAAGAGAAGTACGACAATCCAGGCGCAATACATCATTATGAGATTACACAAACATCTGGAGATACCACAATTACTATTGATGTTGGTATGAATACAACAGAATATCCATCTGCAACTGCAATATCAAACTATCAGTATGAAGATAAATTGCAAGAAAAGAAAAGACAAATTAGGCTTATCTCGACTCGTCATATTGATGGGTTTGTAAAAGAGTTTGAAAGTAAAATGCGTGAGGCATCTTAATGGTTGCAAAATCCGATTTACAATTTGCTGGTGAATTTTTAGTTGAAGAGTGTCAGATTGTATCTACAACTGGTCAAGTATACGATATTAATTCTCTAGTAGAAGAGATAAATGTTTTTGAAAACATTTATACAGCTGCAGTTAGTGGTGATATCGTTATTAAAGATACGACAAATATTGTACAAAATTTTCCCATTATTGGTGAAGAAAAACTAATTCTAAAGATACAAACACCACAAGCAAAACCAGAACCAGAAACTACAATTGATTTTACATTATCACCACTAATTATTTACAAAATTAACTCGCAATATGGTGAGGGAGAAAATGCACAGATTATCTCTTTACAATTTGGTTCTATGGAAGGATTTAGAAATACTACCTCTAGAGTATCTCAATCCTATAGTGGTCAACCAAATGAAATCGTGGAGAAAATTTTAAGAGATGAAAATTACTTAAAGAGTAAAAAGACTTTTTACTTTGAACCAACAGCAAATAATGCAAAAATTATATTTCCTAACATTAGACCATTTAAATGTATAAAACATTTATCAAACATATCAAACTCACAGTTAAATAATGCATCACCATCATATCTTTTTTATGAAACCACTAAAGGATTTCATTTTAGAACATATGATAGTATGTGTAGAGAAGACCCAAAGTTATTTCTCAAAGAAAATGTTGGAGCCTCACTAAATGAAAAGGGTGTGATAGATGCACAAAAGAATCTAGACACACTTATAAACTATCAAAGAGTATCATCAAAAGACACTGTAAAAAATCTTAATAGTGGAATGATTAGTTCAAAATTAATTAAACATGATGTATATCATAAAAGACTTGACTTATATAAATATAATTACCTAGATAATTTTGATAGGGATATTCATCCAGATAATGGGGAGGCCACTCCAATCATCTCAACTGCAAAAGACCCAGATACAAATAAATCATTAATTGATAACGAAGATACTAAATTATTTGTGGTATCTACTGCGTCTGGATACTCTTTTGAAGAAAGTGGTAACTACCCATATCAAAGTGATAATCTAGAACAAACACTCCAGAGAAAAACTGCAAGAAGACAACAGTTTGAAAACGGTCATATTCTAAACATAGAAGTGAATGGTCAGACATTTATTCAAGCTGGAGATAAAATTAATCTAGAAATTGGTGCGACTAGTGCTCTCACCCAAGACAAAGAAGACAAACAAATAAGTGGTAATTATATAATTACACATTTAAGACACACATTTACAAAATCACAACAACTCAAACACAAAATTGTTATGCAAGTTGCAAAAGATTCTGGTAAGTCTAATGTGTTACCAAGTGATGGAATACCACAAAACAATCAACTAGGCCCAGATAGAAATCACTCTAAATCAATTGATGTATCGGCAGGACATTCTGTTGACCAAGGGTATGTTGATGGTGTAATATAAAGGAGAAAGTAACAACAATTTATATCATGTTCAACAACTAGTTTAAGAGGGAACAAAATGACAAATAAAGCAAAACTGAAAATGAGAAAATTTACAAACCTACAGAGACAAGAGAGAAGAATTGAACCCATGAAACCAGAGGAAACTAAATACATACAAGAGTTGTTACAAAGGATTAATAATGAAAACATTTCACCAACTACAAGAGGGAGTTTACGACCCCAACATATTTAACGCAATCTTTCTCGCTGGTGGCCCAGGCAGTGGTAAGTCCTACGTTGTGAGGAAAACCACTGGTGGTCTTGGAATGAAGATTGTTAACTCTGACGATATCTATGAAAAAGACCTAGAAAGAGCTGGTCTGGACATTGGTAAACCAGAGGATATTTTTTCAGATGAAGGTCAAGCGATACGTCTACGGTCAAAAGCAAAAACAAAAGCAAGACAAGGTTTATGGG